CATAGTCATTTAGGCTACTAGATCCGATTGATCTACCATTCTTGCCAACATACTGCTCCAGCCGTTCAATCTGCTCCATAACATACATGGCATTACCAAGAGCCTTCTGGTTGTCATAGGCAGTGGTCCCATACTTTCTCTTGACCCACTCATTGGAAGCAGATTTGTAATAACCACCCGCCACTGGTTCGGCATCTTGGAAGAGCTCTTTGGCTTTTTGCTTGGTATCACCTTCATAACCAATATCCTTAAGTCTCTGTTCAATTTCTTCAACAGAAAGCCCGTGTTTAGCGGTTGTTCCGGTTTTGGATGCCTTCATCTTGCCCTGAGAAGCCATAGCTGCTTCCGTTGCTTTGCGAGCTTCTTCCCATGCTTCAGTAGTATCGTTACCTGCTCTAACGCCTCTACGACCTAGATCATCAAAGCCATCACCTGCATTACCTGTGGCATTGCGAACACGGTGTAAGCTTTCTTCCACAGCGTTATTGGCTTTCACTGAAACTTGGCCAGTTTCACTTACCTGAATCGATAAACCTAGTGAAGCTGCTTTGGCATTTGCTGCTGCGATACTTTGAGCATCGCCCGAGGCATACGCCAGCTGAATTGTTTTTTCATAAGCCTTTTGAAGATCCGCTTGAGTAGCCTGGCCACTCTGGCGTACTGTTTCAAAATCAGCCAATGCCATTTGGGCTGACAATCGAAGTTGCTCTTTGGTTTTAATACCAAGGCGCTCAAAAGCCTTTCCTGTTTCATCTAAGACATCAGGTAACTCAGAAGTAGCTCTCTTTATTGCAACAATACCCAATTCAACCTGCTTGGTTGAGAATACTCCTTGTGCCTCAAACTCACGCATCTTGGCATTTGCTGCATCAATCTCCGCTTGGCTTTTAGCCTTGCTAAGCCACTCCTCCCATGCTTGGTAAAGCACATCACCAGCCTGTTTACCTGTATACCCTGCCTCACCTAACTTTGTCTTGAGTCCATCCAGTTCATTCCCTGAACTAGAAAATGACTTGGAGACCCTGTTTAGCGAAACATCAAGGTCCACACCAAATAGCTTGGCAGCTGCAGATGCTCTTGAATAAGCCGTTTCTGCCACTTGGCCAGATCCGGTATTAGCCTTATTTAATTCAGCAATTCGTAAATCACGGTTATTGGCCAACTCTGCTTCTTTAGCATTGATGGCATTAATTGAGGATTGGGCAGATGCTAAGGCGTTTAAATCACCAGACTTTTTGGCTTGTTCAATCTGCTGTTCCAGAATTGCACGTTCAGCTGCAGCCTGTTTCTGATAAGCCAGATACTCTTCATCGGCTTTTTTAACATTCTCCTTGGCCAGCTTTAAGGCTTCTTCCTTTTTAGCAGCACTTTCAGCAGCCTGTTCTGCACTCTGACTCGCCTGAACACTAACCTTTCCCGCCTCATCGATGGTAACGATATAGCCCTTGGTTAATAGATCGGCCTGCATCACGCCATCCATGACACCGCCATTGGCTTTGATAGCAGCCTCGGCATAATCTTGAGCAGAAGCCAGCATATCCTTATCTAATGCGGCCTTATTGGCTGCATGCTCCTTCTCGCGGCCTTCCAGCTCATTAGATTTTTGGATAATTGCATCAATGGTCGACTGGTTGCCATCCTTGCGAGCCTGATTTAATTGTGTATCAATGGCAGCACGTTCACCTGCCAAATCTTTAGACTTTTGGGTAAATTCTTGATTCTGCTTTGCTAGTTCTGCAAAGGTGGCATTGTTGCTCTGCAGGGATTCTTGGTTTTTCTGATCTTGGGTCTTTCCAATGTCTTCAATAGCAGCAATACCTGCAGATTTAAAGCCCATTGCACCAGCAGTTGCACGGTCATAATAATCCTGTGCTTTCTTGGCCATTGCATCCATATCTGCAATAGCCTGATCCTTGGCATCGCCCCATTTGAAATTGGCTTTAAACCCTATCCATGCAGCACCAACATCATAAAACACGCCAGCAAGCAGGTTGGCAACTATACTAATTGCTTCAAAACCATCACCAATGAATCCAAATACTACATTGAGAGCCTGCAGGGCTTTGGTGAAGCCATTAGTCTTATCTGTTGCTGTATCTATGCCGCTTTCAAAATTAAATATTGCTCCAAGCAACGTATCAAGCTGGTCTACGGCGATTCCAATTCCATTGCCTAAAGAACCAGCCATGGACTGAATAGTCTCGTAGGTGGTGCTTAATGCCTCTTTAAGTGCCTCAATTGTGGCCGGGTCAATCTTCTTAAGCTGATCCCCTACCCAGATAAAGCCTTCGCCAATATCTTCAAGTATGGTCTCCACTACGTCCATATTGTCAGCAAGGGTAACCAGCCATTGCGCCACAGTTGCTGATGCGCCGTTTGCTTGGTCCATCGTGCCAATCAGGATCTGCCATTGTGTAGCGATTCGCTGTAAGGCATTGCCAATAGTGGTTGGGAACTTAGCATAATCGGCTTCAATTGCAGCGGATTGGCTTTGTAGTGCCTTGATGACCTTCTCGGCTGACAGTTCGCCGTTCTCGGCCATCTTACGCAGCTCACCGGTAGTCACACCCAAAGACTGAGCTAAGGCCTTAGAGATGCCCGGAGCCTGCTCCATGATAGAATTAAATTCGTCCCCCCTTAGGACGCCACTTTGGAGGCTCTGCGTGAGTTGAATGATTGCTGCATCAGCTGCAGCTGCTGATCCGCCGCCAGTCTGAATGGCCATGTTAATGGTTTTGACCAGATCAAGACTTTGCTGTTGGGTCATCCCCATCTGCTTACCGGTATCATTCACTTTTGTGAATAGACCTGCAGTAGCATCAAGGCTTGAATTAGTCATCAATGCGACTTGGTGCACACCAGCCATGGCTTGCTGAAAATTACCACCATCACTGGTTGCAATGTTGATTCG